GCGAGGTCTTTATCTGCCCCACCCCAAGTTCCTGATGATTTTGTTATAAAGGAATTTACTCTTGCAAATGCCCATTGATGTTGTGAAGCGCCTGGTCTGTGACCACCTTTCCACGCTGCCATTCCTCTATCAAAAACTTTCTTTAATATTCCATATGGCATTCCTGATTTTTCTGCTTTCTTTTGTAGACCTGCAATTTTCTCTACTAATTTTTTAGCACCAGGGTGTTCTAAATTTTCTTTAAATTGATATTGTAAACTTTTTGGTGAGATAGAAACTAATTTACTTTTTTCTGGTTGAGTCATATCTCTCATATGCATTTGTATCACACGCAAAACATCAGATTTTGATACTCTAAAGTTTTTTAGTATAACATCAGGACTTATTTTTTGTGTGCCTTTATAATTTGGATTGTCTACTAATTCTAAATCTGGATTAATTTTTATTGCTGGTATTCCTAAATCAGCAAGATGAAATGCTAACATGGCGGCGCCTAAACTGTGTAACATTAAACCATCACTTCTACCTTGAAATGTTCTACCTGCTAAATTGTATTGTAAAACACTTCTAGGGTCTACTCTGTGTAGTACACTCGCATGTTTACCATACGCCTTTTTTGCTTCAGGATTACCACTCTTTACAATACCTTTTGAACTAGGGTCAATGTAATAGAAATCATCTAGTAATGAATCATCAAACAATTCTTGTACACACATTCTTTCTAACTGTTGTACAGTTGGTTTTCGACTAATTAAAGCAACAAATTTTGGACCTATTTTAAGTATGTCATCTACTCTATCAGTTATCAGTCCACCCTTCATAGTGCCTTCACCAAGTTCTAGTGTTTCTTCTCTTAGTTGTTTATTTAAACTTTTGTCATAGTCTTTAGGAATTGTTCCTTTTTGTGTTGCATTACCCATACTTGATTTACCAATAACAGAACCTAGAAATTGATTCACAACATTTTTCGGACCCATTACTCTAACTACAGGTCCTACTGAACCATTTCTTAATCCTAACTTATTTGCAAGTCTTTTTATTGTTAATGCAATTTGAACTTGATGTTGAGAACCAACTTTATCTTTTACATGTATATCTGCAACCTCTTCATTAATTTCAACTTCTTCTTTTGCGACAACTCTTAACTTACCTGCTATATACAATGGGTCATTCTTTAATATTTGTTGTGCATCATCAACATCATTTACATGAACATACAAGTGTGTAACTTTGTCATTTGTTCTTGTGATTGTTTTAACTCCAATTTTCTTTGCCTTTAATCTTTTTGTAACATCTGCAAGACTACTTTCATCAAGTTCAACTTCTTCTTGTGTTCTTTTTAATACCTTTTGCACATCTGGATGGTTAGATAATCCTTTTGCTATCTTTTCTATTGCCCTCACAGCACCGGTCATATTACCACCTTTGTATCTTTTATCGTTTGCAATACCATATGCCATTTTTATTTGTTGTGATGAAAATTCCTTTAGTTCAACTTCTTCTCTTAGTTTATTAATTTGGGCACCACTCATACCAAATTTTTGAATTAATCTAGTTGCTGCTAACTGTGTTATAAAAGGAATATCTGCTTTGAATAGAGTAATTAATTCATCTTTATTGGTAAACTTATTCATAATCGCTGATAACTGATTACTATTATCAACTGATATTTTTTTACCTCTTAATGGTTCAAAAGTCTTTTTTAGGTCTGTCATTAGACGAGAAGGTATCCCTTCATCTAAAACTTCTTCACCCATTATTTTCTTAACAAGTTTTTTATCTAACTTCAAACCCTTTGCAATATCATCTATAGTAGGATCACTCTCTACTATATCTTTCTCACCTTTTTTAGGGTCTTTGTAAGCGTCATGTTTCTTTTTATTAATTTCTTTAGGTGGATATGATGTAGTAGCATCTTCTATAAGACCTCTAACTTCCCCTAAAGCATCTCTCATTGATTTTCTATATCTAATCATTAGTTGTCCACCTTTGCTCCTGCTCTCCATTGGTAACAAGACCAATATCGTGCTTTTGTTTTGGGACCTGGGTTGTCGCAGTTATGTCTTGCACGAAAACTTCTGCGTCTTGCAGGGTCATCCCTTTTAATACTTAAACCTGTTGTGTCGCCAAATGAAACTTTGATAATATTGCCTTTTTCATTTTTTACATACACATAAAACTTTTTAGAACCACCCCTAATAGGGTCGTTAAGTGTTACTTTTTTACCTTGGTATTCTGCTTCTTGAAGACCTTCTTCTTCATGCTCAAATATGCACTCTTCACATCTTTCGTCTATATTTTCATACTCTTTAAAGTTCTTCATTTAACTTATCCAACATTTTTTGTTTAACTTCTTCAAGTTTTTCTTTCCAACTCTCATTATATCTACCCTTATATTTATCTATTGTATGGTCTTCACTTGCCCATTTTTCAATATCTTCAGCAGTCACTCTATTTTCGGGTGTTCTTTTCTTAGAATCCATAGGTTTTTTGTCTGCTTTTTCGCCAGGTGTTACTTCTTTTGTGTGATTTGCGTAGTCTTCACCTTCTTCATAGGACTCAGGTACATAACCCTCTATTCTTTTTGCATCATCTATAGACATACTTTCTGGTACACAATTAGGTACTTGTTTGCCACCTTTGTTTTTCATGCCGACTGCTTTATATCCATCCCAACATGCTTCATCCATTGTGTTTTCACCATACATCTGTTTATATTTTTTAGTAAATGTACTAGGTTTTGTTTTTGTATCTTTATCTCCAGGTGCTGCTTTATAATCATCATCATCATCTGATTTACTGTATGGTTTTCTTGACTTAAAAAACTTCGCTCTTTTATCTTTAGTGCCTTTCTTTAAATCTTTGTAATACTTTTTAGGTTGTGTTCCTTTTATTTTTTTAACATCTTTATCTTGTGGTTGTGCATCTAAATCTTCGTTCATTATTTTTTCTCCGACAGGCGTAAAACCATAATCTATATTTAAGTTATGTTCTCTTACCTCAACCTCTCTATTAGGAGGTACAGGTATACAATCCCATATCCACGCCTTGTGTAAATTGTTATTTAAATCTTCTAGAACAATATAATTTGTACTTCGTCTTATAACTTTTCCTTGTATATTTTCTGAAACATTTTCTACAATATCACCTAGATTAAACATCATTTCTCTAATATACATATCTCTTATTTGTTTCTTTTCAAATTGTTCTAGACTTGCAATTGGTCTATAATTCATATGTCCCATACCTGTAGTATATGAGGCGGCGAGGTTCATACCTTTTCGTACATCTCTAAATAATTTATCTACACCTCTGAAATTGGGTAATCCTTTTTCAAAAGATTTTAAATCATTGTTCTGTGCTGCTGCTCTCATTTTACTCGCACTCATACCAGAGGCACCTTCTGCATCTGGATCTCTTTCACCTGCTGATATTACATCTATACTATCAAAATTATAATAACCATGTCTACTCTTAACATCATTGTAGGTTGTTAGCATTTTTTTAAATTCTGCAACTCTGTCACTACCTACTACCATAATTAAGTTTGAAAATCCTTCTTTATATAAATCTGTGACAATATCTATGACAACATTTGTTCTCGGTATGAATATATTTCTTGCATATCTAGGAAATATCTTTCTCATATAATCTAGTTTTTGTCTAGGATTTAAAGGATTCTTTTTTGGGTCGTTACTCTTACTAATGTACACTCTCATGTCATTAGCAGAAACTCTTTTTAATCTATCAATAAGTTTTTCATGTCCTATTGTAGGAGGATTAAATCTACCAAATGTAAATACTATAGTTTTACCTTTTGCCTCACTTATTCCTCTTATCTCTGCATCAGTAATTTTACCATCTTCTAATGCTTTCGTTAACTTACCATGTAATTTGCTGTAATGATATTTTTCTAACATTTTATAAATCACATTTTTTGGTAGTTTATGTTTTTTACCATACATTCTAATTTCATCTGGTGTCATATCGTTTGCAAACGCACTTTGTCTTTGTTTAACTACTTCGTCACCTATGTCAACTAGTGTTGTTATACTATCTGTTATCTCTTCTAGTTTATCTTTTACTAATTTAACTATACCATCTACATCATCTTTTGTCAACTGTTTTAATTCTTTGTAATCTACAATATCTCTTTGCAACTCACCTCTTATAACATCTATCTCTGCAACTTTCTTTTGAAAATCTGCTTCATATTTTTTAGGGTCAAAGGTATCTGGTGCAGGTTTTCTTTCAAACTTGTTCGCATCTATGTCGAATACACCATCTGCCATTTTATCATTTTTCTTTTTAACAGCAGGGTCTGTAATAACAAAATAATTTATGGGGTGTTTAGTACCTGGTATTAATTTACCATTAATGCTTCTTAAACTAGATGCTAGTTCTTTTCGCATAATTTCTCTGTAACTAGGTTCTACATCAAATAATACATTGATATCTAAATCTGCATCATCTCTATATCTCTTTGTGAGTATTGAACCTATTAGACTATACTTTAACACAGGTGCCTTATCTTCAAACTTCTTAATCTCTTTTTTGATTAATGCGATAACACCTGCTTTTAGTTTAGGATTTTCTGTGTCTGCATTATCAAACACACCTTTAGCGTATGTATTTCTTGGTATGTCTATAATACTTTCTAAAATCATTTTCTTCTCTTTAACTCTAACTCTCTAGCAATCCATTTTTTTGCTTCATAATTTTTAATTGGTGCTGACATAAGTTGTCTAACAAATTTTGATACCTTGTTCATTGTCATTGTAACTAATTCTTTTGCTGAAATATTGTTATCTACAATGATGAAATTTTGGGCAGTAAAAGTATTTTGAAATGCTCCTATATTTCTTTGTACATCTTGCCAAGATTTTATTGTTACATATTCTGGTACTGTTCTCTCTCTTGCTTGATTTCTTTCTAATGCTATATCTAAACTAGTATTTACAAATATCATATAAGTATCGTATCCAAGGTGATTAAGTAAAATTTTTGTTTTGTTTATCTTTCTATAATCATCACCAGTGCCATCTATAATAATTCCTAATCTACCAACCATAGATAAATGTAATGCTAAATTTGTAGTTGCTTTTGCTCTTGCTCTCACCATATCTCTAACTTCTTGTTCATCATCTGGCATCTTTTTAGATAACCCCATTTTTTCTAGTTGTCTTTCAAATGCTTTATCAGAATTTATAACTCTAAGTCCTGTACCAGCAAATGCTTGAGCAGAAACAAATGTTTTACCTGAACCTGGTCCACCTGCTAAAAAGAATGCTTTAAATATACCTTTATCGTATACACCCTCATGCAAATCTATTTTTTTTATTAACTCTTTATACTTCATCCTTTCACCCAATCCTTTGCTAACTGAAAATTCTGCTTACTAAACTCTAATCTATCTACAAGTTTGACTGCCCCACCACTTGATATTGCAACAAAACCTTCTGGTGCTGTAACTCTAAAACCATTTGGTGTTCTAATAAATGAACCTACACTTTGTATTTCATTCATCTTTTGTAGTAGAAATATTTTTGCTCTCTGTAAAGTAATGTGACTTGCAATCGCAAAGTATAATGCTCTTTTATTTTTCTTTATATAATCACTACCTACTTTTAGTGATTGTATAAATTTCTCTTTACCCTTCGGTGTTTTTCTTTTATCTATTTCACCTTTCATCATATTATGAAAATAGTCATCAAACATATCTACAAGTGTTTGTACTTTATCTAAACTATCACCTTTATGATTTCTTATGTAAAAATTAAAAAATGTTTTTAGTCTATATGGTATTGATAATGGGTCTGATATATCTTTTCTCATTTCATCTAAAACAGGACCTGCTTTTTGTAGTGAACCCTCTGCCATTCTTATTATTGCATCAAACGAATTCATTTGAGATTTAGTAAATGTTGCACGACCTGTTGAATTTTGAAATCTCGCACTTGCCATAAAAACTCTAGAAGTAGATTTGGATGAAGAGTATCCAAAAGATGCTTGTAGTTCTGACATACTTTTACCATTGTAACTTGTATGAAATACTATACCTAGATTTGCTCGTGATATTTGTTTACCCATTTTAGAATCTATAGGTACTGCATAAGTTATAGTATTAGGTGTAAATGCAATCATTTTTTCACCATCTATATTTGTTAATTTCAAATCAGATTTTGTAAATAGTAAATCACCTTGCAGTATTATGTTTCTAGGAAACACTCTTTTTAATTCATTAAATGCTACAACAAGTTTATCAACCACACCACCTGTATGATTTCTGTTTATATCACTTATTGAATAATTTATTTTAGGATTTTTATTGAATACTGACTTTGTGCCGACAAAGAACTTGCCGTTCTCAGGATTAGTACCTGCAAACACAGCAGGCGCACCATCCCATTTGACAGTTATATCTGTAGAACTAGATGAACCTTGTAGCATATTTCTAACAGATTTTAGAAACGCAACTGCCTCTATACCACCTTTTGACCCTTTGTCAATAATGGCATCTTCTAGGTGTTCTAAATGTAAGTTTTTACCTGTGGTATTAAAACTTTTGAAACTAAGCATATCTTCCTCATTTGTCCCATAAACGAAATCACTTTCCCATATAATATAATCAGTTTCTAATATTTAGTAAGGTTTATCTCCTTACTTGCAAAAATTCAGGAATACCACCATTAATTGCCCAAACTTGATTTTTATTTTGAAAGTTTACAATATCTTTTGCATCTTCTTCAAAGAAATACTCACCCACAATAACATTTTTAGGTTTTTCTATAACTCTCCATACTATCTTATTTTTTCTTTTAATCATTTTTTTAGAATATTTAAGTTTGGTCATAATTTAAAATCGCTGAATTTATCATAAGCGTCCTCCTTGTTAGAAATATTACTATCAACTAATGTCTGTGCTGTGTTCTCAACATCATACAATTTCATTTTTGACCTGTCAACACCTATTATAAACGATTTATTTACACTAGGGTCGTTGTATCTATTCTTTAACTGTTTAACTTTCATTTGACCTAATGCTTCTAGTTCATCATTACTCATTAACGCAAACATAAAATCAGCAGTAGCAGGTAAACCAAAACTCTCTGAAGTATCTTCTAAACCAATATCAGTAGAAACAAAACCACTTCTTGTTGTTTGTGTTGCAGTAAAAATAGGAACATTAAACTCTACTGCAAGACCTCTTAACTCTTCTGCAATTGCTTTAATATAGAAATAAGATGATATATTGCCACCTTTAAATCTACTACTAGAACATATATTTAAATAATCTATGAATACAACATCAGCATTAAAATCTTTCTTTAAAGATAGTTCATTTACTAATGCACGAAAATGTCCTGCATGTGCTGATGCTGTTGGATATTCTTTTATAATTAATTTACCAGATGATTTTGTATTTAATTTTTTAACTTTATCATCATATAATTGTTTTGGTATTGTATGCAAATCATCAGTAGTTAAATCTAATAAGTTCGCATCTATTCTTTCTGCAATCTTTTCTTCTGCCATTTCTAATGTAACATACAATACATTATAACCTTGTGTTAAATATGCTGACGCACAATGACACATGAATAAACTTTTACCAACACCTGTACCTGCAAGGGCAACATTTAAAGTTTTAGCAGGAACACCACCCTTTGTTGTCTTGTTGAAATAAGATAAATCAAATTGATATTTCTTTTCAGTTGTGTGGTACCATTCATATCTTTTATCTGCATCAGCAAGATAATCATGACCGATATGACTATCAAATGAAACTGCAAGTGCTTCTGATAAGATAGAAGGTATTGCTTCAGGTGTTCTCTTCTTGTCTTTATTATCAAGTATCTTAATACCATCTAATACAGCATTATGTACAGCACGGTCTTTACAAAACCTTTCACAAGTATCTAACAACCATTGTAACTCTACTCTTTCATCTCTTAAACCATTGACAAGATTTTCTATAGATTTAAATTCATCTTCATTAATATCTTTTCTTTGACCTAATTCTATAAGAACAGATTCTTTAGTAGGATTATTTTTATACTTTACAATAAACTTTTCTACTTCTTCAAATAATACCTGTTCATCTCTACTTGAAAAATACTCTAGTTTGATGAAAGGTATTACCTTTCGTGTAAAGTCTTCATTGAAAAATAAGTTTCTTAATATTGTTAGTTCTACTCTTTCACTCATAACGCACCTACATAATGTAAATAAGAACCTAAAATATACTTTGGTTCTTTTATTGGTTTCTCTGCATAGTGTCTGTGTGTCCACAAAGGTGGAAACATTAACACTCTGCCTGCTTTTGGTGTTACTTTTATATCATAATCAGGGAAACAAGTCAACCCTCTTTCGTTATCATTTAGATAAACAAAAAATACTAGAAATCTTTTTGCAGTTTGATGGTCTTCAACATCAACATGTAATTTAAATTCATCTAAACCATTAGGCATATATTTTTTAATTCTCAATTGTTCATATACATATTCTTTTGGAAACTGATTTATATTGAACTCTTTTTTATATCTTTCAATTAAAGGTATAAAACAATTATGCATTAAATTTTTTACTATATCTTTCCATTGACTTGATGTATTAATATTTAATTGAGTAAATCTCATATTACTATTTTCTATGAGTTCTTTACCATTATCATCTTCATATTTTTGAATGATGATATCACAAAATTCTTTAGGTAAAACATCATTGTAAAAGGTAATATAATTATTCATTAAATTGTAATGTTCCATTATCTAGTTGATATTGTACTACTTCTAAAAGTATGTCACCAATATAGTTCATAAAGTCTTGTGTGTCAACCTTCGCTTGGTTAGGATTACCTAACACATCATAATCAAACTTTAAAGGTATCTCACCATTATCATCTGGTTCAGGTGCGAACTTTATGTGATTATGTTTGTAAACCACATCTTTGTATTTACCTTCTAATAATTTTATACAAGCAAAATCATCATCAGGTTTCTGTACAAATTTAAATTTTTTATTCAGTCCCGTAGGTAAATTTGTTTTGGGCGTACTCATCTATTTTATCCAATACCTCTTTTGTAAAATGTTTTTCAGGTTCGTTTAGTATTTGTTTACCATATAGTTTTGCACCACTTGGCAATTCATATCGTGTTGATACTTTCTTAAATACATCTGCCTCTTCAGCAAGTTCTAATAAACCATAATGTTTATCAAGTCCTTTTGTATAAGTTAGTTTAACATCTATCATTGCATTTTCTTTTGTTATTCTTGATTTAAAATTTTTACAATGAATAATATTACCTACAACTTCTGTACCTTCTTTCTCTTTTCTTTTACTTAGATATATTATAGATGAGGCAGCATACTTCAGACCTGAACCGCCACCCATTTCTTTTTGTGGGAACATTGAACCAATAACATCATATGTATGATTAGTCATTATCATAGGTATATTTGCTTTACCTAATTTCAATGTCAATACTCTAAATGTTGATTTGACAATTTGACTTCTTGTCATATCTCTTGTTTCTTTTCCTGATGCAGTATCTTCCATTTCTTTTGTGGTTGATAACATTCT